CGTAGACTTGGCGAACCGGATGAAGAACTTCCAGAACGCTCTCGTGATGGACAAGGAAGACGCCTACCAGCAAAAGCAGCTCACTTGGTCCGGTCTGGCTGAAATGTGGAATGAGATCCGGCTGAACCTTTCGGCGGATTTGAAGATTCCGATGAACAAGCTGTTTGGCCAAAGCGCCACCGGCTTTGGCAGCGGTCAGGATTCCATCGAGAACTACAACTCCGTAGTCGAGCAAGTCCGCGTCAATGCCGAGCCGGTAGCCATCGAGGTTATCGACCTGCGGTGCCAGCAACTTTTCGGCTTCATTCCCGACTACACGATTGCTTGGAAGCCGCTCAAACTCCTCGACGGGGTGCAAGAGGAAGAGGTCAAGAGCAAGAAGCAGAGCCGGGTCATGGAGTTGTTCCAGCAACGCCTTGTCACCGGCATCGAGGCCTCCACCATCCTGCGCCGAGAGAACCTTCTCGAAATCGACACCGAGGTTTCCCGAGGAGAACGCGACATCGAGCCTATGCAAGACACCGCAACTGATCCCGAAGCCGTCAATGGCAAGAAGGAGAAGGCGGAGTTGTCAGGCAAACCCGAGAAATTCAAGGACCGGGACAATGCGGTAGCCCATGCCGCCATCTACGGAGGTCGCGCAGGGCTATGAAAGTCACCAACGCACAGACTGGAAAGACTCGGAAAGGGAGCGTAGGGCAGGCGTTCTGTGGTGAATCTTTTTCTAAAATTATCTTTGAGGCTGGGGATTTGGATTACATCAAGGGATCGGAGATTGAGCGGAAGAATTTCCTGCGGTGGCTCGAACACGCATTGTTCGTGAGGCTCAACACTGCGGAAATTCAAAAACGCTGTTTGAAAAAGTGAAAAAGACTCTAGCTCCTATCATTCATCGGGACCGCTACACCGACGAGGTGTCGAAGGACTTGGTCGTGTATCTGGAGCAGACCCTGTACGACCCGCTGTTCAACTTGCTGAAGCCCGAGGAAGTTCGCCAGAACGAGAACAAGGAGCACCCCCATATCTGGGACGCTTTGCTGGCTGGCGTCATCTGGTACGCCTCTGGGATGTTCATGGGAAAATTTGACGCTGCGATCAGTCGGGAGCTGCGGGAGATCGGGGCTACACGGCGAGGCGAAAACTTTTACCTGCCAGTTGATCAAGTTCCCTTGGTCTTGCGGGGAGCCCTTGCGGTTTCTGCGGCCAACAGCACTTCACTACACAACGCGATTTTGGTGACTCTAGCTGCCATGCAGCTCCATATCGACTCAGCACCTACAGGGCTTGCTTTTACGGATACTGTTGACAACATCACCGAAGACTTACAGGAGCAGTTAATCGAAACCGTATCCGACGAGGAAGGACTACCACCCCCTTTGGAGACTCCGGCGAGTCTTTCCGAGGAGCTGAGAGCCGACCTGACTCTCGAAACGGATCGGTTGATCAAGAGTTTCAGCCTAGAACAAATTTCAGCCCTACGTGCAAAAGTCCGTGACAATCTTTCCGAAGGAGGACGCATCGACAAACTCATCCGAGTTGTCGAAGCAGATTTCGGCATTGCCAAACGGCGGGCACGGTCGATTGCCGAAAACGGAGTCGCAGCACTTGTCTCCATGTTTCGTCGGCGCAGTTACGGGAATTTGGGCTCGACTCAATATATTTGGGAAACCAGCCACGACGAGCGGGTCCGTCCAGACCATGCGGCGCTCAACGGTCGAGTTTTCTCATGGTCTTCTCCTCCGATTGCAGACCGGGCTACTGGGTTCCGTGGCCACCCCGGTGAAGCTGCAAACTGCCGCTGTGTCGCCCGCCCGATAATCCTCTCACCGTGAGCACAGTCATCGAAACTCCTCCGGTAGCCCTCCGATTTGCCGAGAGCGTGCGGTTCAACATCGCCGCCGAGTCGAAGAAGTTCGACTGCAAGTTTATCGAACCTGGGATCGTGTCCTACAAAGACTCGGGCGGCGGCATCGAGCTGCTCCGCAAAGAGACCATTGACCGCTGCATGGCGTCGGTGATCGGCAACCCTCTCATCGTCGGGCACACCTACATCACCGCCGGCAACCGCATGGAGCTGGAGCAGGGTATCGTCAATGCCTGGTCATATAACTCCGACGACGGATGGTATTACGTCTCGGGCGAAGCCGACACCCCCGAGGTTCAAGACCGGATGCGCCGGGGGGAACGTCCCTCCTGCGGCTACCGTGTCAAAGAGCTGGGGGCTGGTGGGGTGTATCACGGTCTCCGTTACGATGCCGAGATCCTCGACATCGAGTTCAACCACCTTGCCGTCGTGGATCGTCCCCGCTACGAGCACGCAGAATTTCGTCTTAATGCCATTGCAACCGTCAGCAACCAAACCATGAACGTATTCAAGTTCCTCAAGAAGCTCGTCACCCGCGAAAATGGTGCTGACGGCAAACCCGTGGACACCACCAAAGTGGAATCTCACGAAGTCTCCGGTGAGACGGAAATCGAAATTGACGGCAAGCTCGTCAAACTCAACAACCTCGCTGAGACCTACATGACCGAGACCAAAGCTGCCGTAGTTCGCTGCGCCTCGGGCGACGACGAAGTTGAGATCGACGGCAAAAACGTGAAGGTCAACGAACTGGTCGAGACCTACCGCAAAGCCCGTTGCAATGCCGCGCCGGCCAAGGTTGAGGAGAAAGTCGAGGCTTCCCGCGACAATGCGGCCCCCGCTCCTGCTCCCGACGCCGCTCCGGTGGTCCCGGCTGCGGCTCCCGCTCCAGCCCCCGAGGCCCGCGACAATTCAGCGTTCATCAAACTCAGCACCGCTTCCCTGAGTGCCGCCGTTCCCGGCGACTACTCAAACAACTCTGATTCACTCTCCGAGCGGGTTGCTCGCGGAGCGAAACGCTACTGATTATCCCGCAGTCCAACATCAACCACTAACTATCACCTATCATGGCATTCCTCACGCAAGCTATGAATCAGCTCACTCAGCTCCCCATCTTGGGGCTCGTGAGCATGATTCCTTCCCCGAGCGTCGTCTCGGCTCAGATCACCGCCAGCACCGCAGCCACTTCTATCCAAGTGGGCGATGCTGTTAAACTCGTCGATGGCACCTCTGGCGCTATCTTGGTCGATAAATGCTCCGGCCCGACCGACGGTCCCGTGTATGGAGTAATTCCCTACAACGCCCGCAAAAACGTCTATGTCGCCAACGACATGATCGAAGTCGCCTGCGCAGACACCTACGTCTACCTTCGCACTTCTGCGGCGGTTGCCCGTGGTGCCAAGGTCACGATGACCGCATCCACGACCACCACCGACTCACTCGTCACGACCGTCTCAGTCCCCAGCACGCAATACGTCACTGGCGTTGCCATTGACAAAGCGGCTGCGGCGAACGACCTCATTCGTGTTCGCGTTCTCCCGTCCTTCAACCTCGGCGTCTAAGCCATAACCCTAACCATACGCACCATGAAAAGCGTTTTCCTCCGCCCAACTGGCAAACTCGACGCAACCGGCAAAGAAGTCCGCGAGCCGATCTTCCTCAACAATCGCGCCACTGCGAGCAAGTCGCTCTACGTCGGCGGCACCCGTGAAAATGGGCTCGACACCCGCTTCAATGCGGCTGCGGCCACCGCCGAGCAGGCAACGGGCTATCAAATCCTCATCGACACGCTGACCTACATCAAGCAGCAGCAGAGCGAGCAGACCTTCTACGAGCTTGGCTCGTTTGGTCTGACCCCCTCCAGCTTCGTGCCGGTCGCAGTCGGTGACGGTTCGTGGGCACAATCCATCCTCACCCGCCGAGTCTACTCGAACGGCGGCGACTTTGAAGCCGGCCTCGTTCGCCAAGGCGCGAGCAACGCCCGCACCAGCCAGTCCGACGTGTCGATGGACTCAGTCACCATCCCGACGTTCATCTGGAGCGACGGTGTGGAATACTCCCTCGCCGAAATCGAGCAGGCTCTCACCGCTTCCAACTGGGACATCATCTCCTCGAAGCATGAATCCCGCATGAAGAAATGGCAGCTTGGCATCCAGGCTATCACGTTCCTCGGTAGCAAATCGGGCAATATGGAAGGTCTCTTCAACAACACGAAGACCAACATCAACACCTCGTTCATCACTGCCCCAATCAGCGGGCTCAGTGCGGCGAACTTCCTGACCTTCGTGCAGGGCATCATCTCGACCTACTGGACGAACACGAACAGCACGGTGCTCCCAACGCACTTGGCTTTGCCCATGACCGATTACCTCGGCATGATGACGCTGGTCCCCGGTTCCGCCGGCACCTTCCCGGTTCCGATGCTCACCTACTTGGAGAACGCATTCAAGACCCTCTGTGGGCCGAACTTCAAGATCCTGCCAGTTGCTTACGGTGATGCCACCGTCAGCAACACGCTTCGCGGCATCAACAAGAACACGTATGCCCTCTACCGCCACGATCCAAAGTCGCTGCGCATGGACATCCCCGTGGACTTCACCGTCACCCAACCCCAGACGATCAACAACTGGCAGTTCGAGGACGTCGCTTACGGGCAGCTCACGGGCGTCGGCTTCTACAAGCCGCTTGAGACCCTCCTGTTCCAATACTAAGATTAACCTCCACTAACATGGCCGAAAAGATCCCTACCACCGTGCGCGTCTACAACCGCAGCACGACCCGTTCGTTCATCCACGACAAACTCGTGCTATCCCCCAGCTCCTTCGTCAACGCCCCCGAGGACGTGGCGAAGATTTGGTTGGACGGTTGGCCCAATGAAATCGTGGAAGCGGGCGTTGCCCAAAAAGAACTTGGTGGCGTGCAAGCCGAACTTGCCGCTGCCAAGGCCCGCATCGCCGAACTTGAAGCGGCTGCGTCGTCTACCAAACCCAAGAACAAATCAGCCTCCGAAGTCGTTTGATCTCCTGTGGCCTTCCTCCTACCCACCATTGCGGACTTCAAAGCGCAGTTCGTACGGGATTTCCCGTTCGCTACTCCGTCTGCGGTGACTGGGGTGGTTGGAGCTACAGCTACAGCGTCAATCAACGATAGCGGCTTGGTTACCGGAGTGGTCGTTAATACGACCGGCTCTGGGCTCCCCGATCAACCAACCCCCTCTGCCGTGGTCTACGGCGGAGGGGGTATCGGGGCTCTCCTTTTAGTGACCGTCGTTTCTGGTGCGGTCACCACCATCTCCGTCACGAATGGCGGATACGGATACGCAACCGCTCCCTTGGTCTATGTCGCTTTAGGCGGCGACAACACCAACATAAAGCGTGTGTCCGATTTTGACATCGCCCGAGCGTTCAACGCCGCCGAAGCGTTCAACATGACCCGCAATTTGTCGGGGGCTCAATCGGCCTTTACCTACGCCTACAATCTGCTCGCCGCCCACTACCTCTGCGTGACGCTCCAAGCCAGCATGACGGGCTTGGCCGGCAAAGCCGAGTGGCTCACCAACTCCAAGACCGTTGGCAATGTCATGGAGTCGTATCAGATTCCCCCTCGCATCCTCAACAGTCCGTTCCTCTCCAAGCTCTCGCGCACGACCTACGGTGCCCAGTTCTTGGAGTTGTTCTCTCCGCAGCTCATCGGCAACATGGCGTCGTTCCACCGCCCCACCCTACCGTAATGCCCGTCCGACTGAACCTGGCCCCTTTGCAGCTACTCCGGTCTAACCTAGCCGGATTGGCGCAGCAGCGGGCACACGTCGGCATCTTTTCCAATAACGCAGCCCGTCGGCAGGACAGCACTCGTAAGAACGCAATCCCAGACAACCCCAGCTTGGGGGCTATCCACGAGTTTGGTTTGTCCTTCAGCCGAGTACGGGGTCAATCCACTACGACAATCCCTCGCCGCTCTTTTTTAGAAATGCCTCTATCGCTGGTTCTCGGACCCGAGATTCTTTGCTGCGGCATAATCTGGATCAACGAGCTGGTTAATCATGGGGGCCAATACACCTTAGCCCTTCTCGGAATGCTTGGGGAAGACGTAGTCGAGGAAGCGTTCAACACCGGGGGGTTTGGCCAATGGCCCGCCCTTGCGCCTGAGACGATTCGCCGGAAGCGTTCAGCCCGAATTTTGATCGAGACGACCCAGCTCAGAAAATCAGTCTCCTCCCGTGTCGTCTAATGATCCCGCAATCTGGCATCCCCTGCGCAGCCGACCGCGACATCTTTGAGACTGCAATCTCGCTGCCTACGGTGCGGACCACAATTACTGGGTGGTTCCGCCCGCTGGTGGTCGGTCGGGTCACCAAGACTGTGGTCAATTTCGAGGTCAAAGAGTTGTTTCGGGAGACTAGCTGCTTGGGCGTCATTCAACCTTTCGGTCCTTCGCAACTGCGGATCAAGCCAGAAGGGCAGCGTTCCTGGGAGTGGAAAATGCTCCACACCACCCCCGACATACATTTGGAGAATGACGAGCGCTTCACCATCGCGGGAGTCCCGTATCGGGTGATGAAGAATCAGGATTTCTCCGAGTACGGGTATATGCAATACGAGCTAGTCCAAGACTACCAGAAGGCTCCCAATGTCATCTGAGACCATCAAAGTCATCGCAGAGATTCTGAGGACTGAGCTGACCTTGCAGAAGGATCAAGTCATCCTTTACAACCAGAAGTTCAACATCCCTCCTGACGAGCGACTCTACCTGTCCGTCTCCCTTCTCGGTTCCCGCCCGTTTGGCGCAAAGACCAGCTACGTGGGCGATCCGATCACCGGGGATCTCGTGGAGCAGCAGTCGGTCAACGTGCAGGAATTGTATTCAGTCTTAGCCTACAGTCGTGGCTCCTCCGCCCGCACCCGTAACTGGGAAATTCCTGCCGCCCTTGTCAGCACCTTCGCCCAGCAGCAAATGGAGGTGAACTCCTTCAAGCTGGGGTATTTGCCCGCAATGGTCGATGTCTCGGAGCAGGACGGCACGTCCATAGTCAACCGATACAGTTTGACCTTTGCAGCACTCGTCGCATACCGAAAGACGAAGCCCGTGGACTATTTCGACAACTTTTCTCAACCGTCCATCACTTCAAACCCATAACGCGCCATGAGTTTCATCGCAGCCAGCAACTTCGTCAGCGTCTCGGTTTCTTCTCCGCCCACTGGTCTCCAGCAGTATGCGGTGAACAACCTCGCCATTTTCACCAACGAAACGCCCACCAGCCTTACCCCGCCCACCTTCGCCGCTCCAGGCATCTACCTCAGTCCAGCCGACGTGCTCGCTGATTGGGGTAGCGGCTCCGAGGTCTACGCGATGGCAAATCTGGTCTTCGCTCAGTCGCCCAACATCCTCGATGGTGGCGGCTCGCTCATCATCGTCCCTCTTCCCGTCAGCGGAACCAACTCGACGCTCGCTGAAGCTATCCCAAATGCCCTCTTGATTAACTTCTTTGGTGGGGCTCTCTGGGCTGGCATCACTCCTGACGACGCAGCCATTCTCGCAGCCGCCACGGCGTGCGAATCCATTCGCGTCAAGTTGTTCGCCAGCTCCTACCTTTACGCCTCGGTGGCGGGCTTCTTCACTACGATCAAGGCAGCGTCTGAAATCCACACCCGCTGCCTGCTGTGCATGACCGCACAAGGCGCAGAAGTCTCCGCCTCCGCCAAGTCGGCCCGCCTCATGGCTGCGGCTTACGCTGGGCGGGCGCTTTCGGTCAACTTCGATGGCGCGAACACGACCGCCACGATGCACTTGAAAGTCCTCACGGGCATCAACCCCGATGTAGGCATCACCCAGACGATCCTCAATGCCTGCAAAACCGCCGGCGTGGACGTGTATCCTTCGGTCGGTGGCGGGGCGCAGTACGTCGGCAAGGTCTACAGCACTGGCGGCAACGAGTATTTCGACAACGTCTACAACCTCGATTGGCTCGTGTTTGCGCTCCAAGTCGCCGGCTTCAATGCTCTGGCTACCACCAGCACCAAGCTGCCCCAGACCGAGCCGGGAATGGCTATCTTGAAGGGTGCCTACATCAACGTCCTCCAACAGGCTATTGGCAACGGGTTCGTCGCTCCCGGCACCTGGAACTCGCCCGAGCTGTTTGGTAACCCTGCCGACCTCCGACGCAACATCCTCAATCAGGGCTACTACATTTACAGCCAACCCGTGAACCAGCAGTCGCAAGCCACCCGCGAAGCTCGGGAAGCCCCTATCGTTCGTATCGCCATCAAATACGCCGGTGCGATCCAAAGCAGCGACGTGATCGTTTCGGTCAACAAGTAACCAATCACTCCCATGCCCACCGTCTCACTTACTGGTCAAGACACCCTCGTCATCGGCGGCATCGTCCTAAGCGACGTTGCCGATGGTGATTGGTTTACGGTCACCTACGACAACGATCTCGCCAACTTAAAGCGAGGCAAGAACGGCAACTCGATCTTCGCTGAGAACTCGATGGGCCTGGTTGGCTCCGCCGTGCTGCGCTTGATCCGCGCCAGCAATGACGACAAGTCCATCGACGCATTGCTCCAGCAGCAACTGCAAGACTTCTCCTCTTTCGTCCTCCTCGAAGGTCAAGCCACGAAGCGGGCCGGCGACGGTCAAGGCAACGTGACCAGCGACACGTACAAGATGCAAGGTGGTATCTTCAAACGCATGGTGGACGCTAAGTCCAATGCGGAAGGCGACACAGAACAAAGCGTATCCATCTATCGGTTCGAGTTTGCGAACGTGGGTCGTCAGGTGTTCTAATCAACTGACACCGAGCAAGCAGAGGAGACGTTACTAGGGGTCACGAATCCTCACACCGTTCACCAACAGCGGTCTTGCTCGGTGTCTCTCGGACCCCGACCAATCTATGCAAGACCCCATCACACTCAAGAGCGGCTCGATCTTGGAAATCGGGATCGCTCCTTTCAGCACCGGGACTCGTCTGATGAAGACGATTGCCCGCGAACTCGCGTCGGTGAAATTCGACCTCGATGCGACCAACTTGTCCAACCTCTCGGGGCAGGACATTAACGTCATCAAGAATGCCATCTTCCAGCTCGTGCAATCCGAGACTGTCGAGACGGCAGTCTTGGAATGCGCCAAGCGTTGCCTCTATAACGGAGAGAAAATCACACCGCAGACTTTCGAGCCCGAAGACGCTCGACAGGATTACCTGCCTGTAGTGTGGGAGGTGGTGCGGGCAAACCTTTCCCCTTTTTTCAAAAGCCTCGGCTTGTCGTCGTCGACAAACGAAAAGCTGACGTCCGACGACCAGAAATCCTAGTAACAATGGATCCGGCCAAACTCATGTCCTTGCGGCTTGCCCGCGAAGGCTTCGGTGGTGGAGACCCCGAACGCATCATGTCCATGCCCACTGACGTCGTCTTCGACACCTGGGAGTTTATGAACTTCCAAAACGAATACGAAGAAACGGCGCACGAGTTGAATCGTTCCTGACCATGCAAATCGCTGAACTTTTCGTAGCCCTCGGGTTTACAATCGACAACCCACAAGCCATTGCGTCTTTGGAGTCGTCGTTGACCAACATGGCTGCGCAAGCTCGTGACTTGCTGGCATACATGACAGGTCTTCAAGGGATGCGGCTTCCTCGTCCCCCTCGCGGCGGCGGCGGAGGCGGCGGAGGCGGAGGCGGCGGCGGCGGCTACGGACAGTTTAACCGCATGATGGGTAATCCGGCTCCGGTCCCCGGCAACCCCGCCTTTGTTGGGCCTTTGGCCCCTATGGCTCCAACCCAAGCTGGCGGCACGGCGATGGCTCTAAGTCTGAGGCAATTTGTCACTTTTGCTCGGCAGTTAGTCGGGTTTGGATCCCTTGCCTTGATCCTCAAGAAACTGATTTCGGGGCTTATTGATCTGGCCAAGAGTGCTTTCAAAGCAAGCTTCGCCACCGACAAATACAGCAAACAAACGGACCTCTCATTAACCGAGCTGGAGCGTTGGAAAATTGCCGCAGCCAAATCAAACGTATCTCAAGAAGAGATACAATCGAATCTAGCAGCACTTGCTGAACAATCCTTTGGCCTTCTTCGTGGAGAGAAACTCGCCGCAGCTTCGGTCGCGGCCCCCTACGGAATCGACCTCTACGCCTCGGCGGATAAGATCCTCCAGAAGTTTGGCCAAGTAGCCCAGACGCTCTCGCTAGTCGAAGCGCAATGGCTCGGAAAGAACATCGGCATCTCGCCCGACGTGGCTTACATGATGCGGGAAAACCGGGGCATCTTACCAGGAGTCCCTGCGGGCCAGCCGTTGACCAATGAGCAATTAAAAGTCACTCAAGCTGCCACAGCGGCTTTCAACGAACTGGGCGTAGACTACGACGCCTTAACCAAGAAAATAATCGCGGGGTCTTCTTCCTTCCTTGCTTGGTTCGCTTCAAGCAACGCTGATCTGATTCGGTCAACCATGACGCAGAGTCCTTCGTCCCAAGCCTACCAAGACTTGTTTGGCGGGGGCTTTAAGTACCGGACGCAGTCCCCTTCCGGTGGCACCATCAACAACACGAATAACATCAACATTGATGGCTCAAAAAGCCCAGCGGCTACCGGGAAAGAAGTGCAGCGGGCGCTTACTCCCACCATGTTCCAGACTCCGAACTTCATGCTCAATCAAGAATACTGATGAACTTAGTCCCAACAGACTCCGTCAGCATCTACGAGCAGCTCTCCACTCTGGCGAATCGGAACCGACGCCTCGCGCTGGTGAGGCCCAACAACCCCCCATCGGGCATTGCCGGCTTCTTGCTAGACATCGTGGAGGACGACGGCTCGGATTTGGAAAGCGACATCACCGATCACTACGTCGAGGATAACACCGCCGTGCAGGATCATATCGCCCTGCGCCCCGAGACAATCACCGTCTCTGGTCGGGTAGCTGAATTGGTGCGGGCAGTCCCCGTTGCCCAACCAATAACTCCGGTAACCAACCCTCTCCCGCTCATTCCTGACCTGATGCCGACCTTGGCCCCAGGCTCTCAGGAACGTGAGGCGGCGGAGTTGCTTGCTCAGACTGAGGGAGATGCCGTGATTGGTTTTTCTGAAAGCCTCTACGGGTTCTACCAGAGCAACGCCCGCCAGCAACCGGGGCAAACTAAGCAGAGCTACATCTACGGTTACTTTTATCAACTCTGGAAAGGTCGGCAGCTTTTCTCGGTTGAGACCCCGTGGGGGATTTTCGAGAACATGGCGATCCTCAGTGCCTCGGTGAAGCAGGGGGCGGAAAGCCGCTCCGTCTCGGAGTTCTCCCTCACGTTTAAGAAAATCCGTGTGGCCCAGACGATCAATGCCGTGCCGGGGTTGTTGGCTCAACGATCTGTGTTTGACCAGTCAGTGGCCAACAATACGAACTTCTTGGCGGGGCGATCCGCCTTTGAATGGTCAGCCCCATCCAACAACGGCTTGGCGGGGCAGACACCCATGACGGCTGCGGAGACCCTGCAATTCAACGGGCGGATTAACCCGACACGTCTATGATAAACGTAACTGGGCTGACCTCCCAACCCAAGCAGTCATTCTTCCTCACGTTAAGCGACGGGTCTTTTGTGTCAGTCTATATTGAATACCGCCCGCAACAGCTTGGGTGGTTTGCCAATTTCTCGTGGGGGACTTGGATCGTCTCAGGGATGCGCCTCTGTGCCGCCCCCAACATCCTGCGCCAATGGAGCAATCGTATCCCTTTCGGCCTATCTTTGCTGACCACGGACAACAACGAACCTTTGCACTTGGATAACTTCTCCAGCGGATACGCCAAGTTCGTCCTCCTCAACGCCGATCAAGTAGCCCAAGTAAACGCCTTGGCCTATTCGGGAAACTGACGTGGTTAAATTCAATCGAGTTTATTCGCTGCGGGTCGAAGTCGAGGATGGCACCAGCGCCGACCTCCCCATCGCTCAACGGGCAAACAAGAACGTCGAAGTGGCGCTGCCCTATACGGTCGAATTTCACATTACTCGGCAGGCTCTGGGCTCGTCTCAGACGGGGACATTTCGGGTGTTTAATCTCCCCGAGGCTATCCGCAACTCGGTGCAAAAGGATCTGTCCCAGATGCGGCAGCTTCGCGCCATTCAATTTCGCTGCGGCTACGCCCCTAATTCGGACATTGATCCCCCGCTGGTATTCAACGGGACGGTACTGACGGCTTTTAGCTTCCGTGAGAAGACCGACTGGGTTACCGAAATTGAGGCTTTCGATGGGGGCTGGCAAATGGCTAACGCAAATAAGGTGTCCCTGTCTTTGTCGCCGGGAGCCTCGGCGTCTTCAGTTATTTCTCAACTCGCAACGCAACTTTTATTTACTCAGTCCTCCCCGATCATCGGTAGTTTCCCCACTAAAAATAAGCGTGGTGAAGTGTTGTTTGGGAATGCTTGGACGCTTCTTCAGCAGAAAGCAAACGGCCTGGCATTCATCGACAACGGTCAGGTTAAAGCTCTGAACTATTACGAAGTATTTATCGGGCAAATACCCGTGCTCTCCGCTGACAGCGGGCTACTGGGGAGCCCCAAGAGGACGCAAACTTCGCTGGAGTTCGATATGCTGTTTGAACCGAGGCTCAGTGTCGGTCAGATTGTAGAAGTGAAAAGCTCTTCCAACACCCAATTCAACCGCCCTTGGAAAGTCTTGGGCTTTGAACATCGAGGCACCGTGTCACCAGTGGTAAGCGGAGACTGTCTCACCAGTGTTCGCCTATGGCTTACTGACAAGCAACTCACTATCGTCCCAGGTCTCGCTGCCGTATGAGCGATCTAATCGTATCTCCCGTTCCGCCTGATCTGCGCACCGTTCTGGACAATCTGAAGGCGGACATCCTTTACAATCTCAACTGCCACCAGCTTGGGGTCATTGAATCTTTCGACGCAGCAAAGCAGACGGCATCTATCCAGCTATCCGTGTTGCGGGTCGTCGGGAATGAAGAGATCCCGTATCCTCTCCTCACTGACTGCCCCATCATGTTTCCTGCTGCCGGGGGAGCCTACATGACCTTCCCCGTAGTCCGAGGAGACCCCTGCCTCGTGCTTTTCAACGACAGGGACATCGACAACTGGTTTACCACGGGCAACGTCGTAGCTCCGAATACTTCCCGAGCGCACAGCTTGAGCGACGGCATAGCCATCCTTGGTATCCGCAGCTTGGCTAATCCTCCGACCTACACAGCCAACGACGCTGTGGTACTTGCCTTGGGCGGGGCTTCAGTGTCTATCACCACCGCAGGAGTCGTCAGGATGACCAAGGGATCGGGATATGTAGAAGTCAGTGCAGCGGGTGTGCCCAAGCTACATGGCTCCAACGGAGCGGAAGTAATCGCTGACAACAAGGTGGCAATACTTGCCAACTCAGCTTCGTTAAGAACTGGGATGGAGCAACTGTGTGACGTGCTGACGAATTTCAAGGACACTGCTGGTCACACGCCAAACGCCGCAACTCTCGTCAACATCGCAGCGATGAAGCTGTATTTCCAAACCCTCCTCTCTTCCTAATATGCCACAACCATTTCGAGGAATCACCGCTGTGAACGACTGGACTTTTGGCAAAGGTCGCAACTCCTACTTCACCAAGCAGCAAGCCATCTCGGCAGACATCAAGACGTCGCTCCTGTTTTTCTTGAATGACTGCTTTTTCGCCATGTCCACGGGCATCGACTGGTGGAACTTGCTCGCCTCCAAGGGTGAGTTAGCCAAGCAAAACATCTTGCTCCAAGCCCGCCAAACGATCATTCAGCGGGAAGGCGTGGTCCGTATCAATTCTGTCGATGCCTTGGTTGATTCGGCACAACGCCGACTCACGCTCAAGTTTAACATCGACACAATTTACAGCCGCAACGTCTCAGATTTTGTCCAACTCCCATGAACGCAATCGACCAGAACGGTATCCAAACCGATACTTCGGCGCAGACTCTGGCTAAATTTCTCAATGGGTTCACCAGCAATGCGGGCGTAAGATACGCCGGGATGTTTGAGATCTATGGGGCGACCATCAACGTCAACCCCAACTCTCCTGACGGGCAGTTCGTTAATCTCGGAGTGCAGTTCACCCAGGATATGCTGGCTTTCATCCAGCAAGCCTACGCCAGCTTCGACCCCGATCAGGCAATCGGAGTTCAGCTCGACCAGCGCTGCGCGATCAACGGGGTAGTGCGTAACGCCGGCACCTACACCTACACGAACATCACCGTCACTGCGACCCAAGCCGTAACGATCAATGGGCTAGACACCGCGCCAAACGCCCCCTTCACGGTGTCGGATTCCTCGGGCAACCAGTTCGTGCTGGTATCCACTCACGTCTTTGGCGCAGCGGGCAACGCATCCTTGGCTTTCCGTGCTCTCGTGCTTGGTTTGGTGGAGACCGTGCCAAACACGATCACCGTCATCACCACCGTCACGCTGGGCATCTCCACGGTCAACAATCCGGCTGCGGCTACCTCTGTTGGCACCAACGAGGAGACAGATTACAACCTGCGTATCCGTCGTGCTCGGTCGGTTGCTTTGCCAAGCCGAGGCTATTTCGACGGGCTCTATGGTGCTCTGGTCGATATAACCGGGACGACCTCCGTCAAACTGCTGGAGAACACCACCAACACCACTGACGGCAATGGCATCCCTGGCCACTCCATCTGGGCAATAGTCCAGGGCGGATCCAACACCGACATCGCCAACGCAATCTACGTGAAGCGCAACGCGGGCTGCGGCATGAAGGGAAGCGTCTTAGAGTATATTACTCAGGTGGACGGATCTTTCTTCGCCATCTTCTTCGACCGCCCGACAACTCAAGACCTCTGGATCGAGTTGGATGTTCATGCGGTCACTGGCACGGTGGATACTGCGTATCTGGAGAACCAGTTACTGGCCGCATTGACAACACCCACAATCAATTCTGCGGGCTTGCTGCCCTACGCCATTGGGCAAAGCGCCGTCGCCTCCACCATCGCGGCATTTATTCAATCGCTTGCGCCTAACGTAGCCATCTCTGGCGAAGGTGTGTCTACGGCAATCGGTGGTCCCTTCGTGTCGTTCGTCGCTCCGACAGCGGTCAACTACCAATTCGCAACCTCTCTGGCCCGCATCACGATTACCGAGATATGAGTCTGACGACGCTCACCGATTACTACAGCTCGCTTTTGGCCTACCAGTACCGGGGGCTGCCCAATGCTGATCGGCAAGTGAAGCTGTGGGCGAGCCAGATGATTGGAGAGAACCTCGCGGGGTCTTTTCTGACGTGCTTTGACCTCGATCAAGCTATCGGTCCTCAACTCGACATCTTGGGAAAGTATGTCGGAGTGGCTCGCAACATCGGGGCACCCGAGGCTCGACCTTACTTTGGGCTTTGGACTTACGCCGAGACGATTTTGCTCCAAGCCAGCTACCAAGGCACTTGGAATCCCACGACTAACGATCCTGCGCTGACTTCCAGCACATCAGGTAATTGGTGGGTGGCGAGCAGCGCCGGCACCTCGACCAGCCCAGTAGCCGCAACCTTTGCCTGCGGCGACGTGCTCTACTGTTCTGGGGGAACGGCTTTCAGCCATTACGTCACAGGCACTCCCAACGGCAACGGTTTGACCAGCTACGCTTCCCCAGGGGTCAACGCCAACGGCATCTTCTACCGCTACGATTTTGCGACGGGCCAGAATAGCAATCTCACCGACGAGCAATATCGCACGGTCATCAAGCTCAAGATCGTCCTCAACTCTAGCGACGGCACCTTGGCGAACATCATGGCGTATCTCCAAGAGTTCTTCGCGGGGCAGATTTTTTTAGTGGATACTCAGAACATGAATCTGGCCTACACCGTTCTTTCGACGGTAGCCCTGTCCCCAGAGCTGCTCTCAATCTACTTGCCTCGACCTATGGGGGTCGGTATCAGCGTGACCATTATCTCACCGATACCGGGAGGAGGCAGCACCCTTACGACCGAAAGTGGGGATACTCTGATTACTGAAGATGGTTTAACCCTGACTACCGAATAGACATGAGCAACATCACTATCACTGGCTTATCAGCCATCGGCACGATCACGTCGGCTACGTTGCTCCCCGTGGTGGATGTATCCGGCACCCCGACTACCAAGAAAGCTACGGTCGCGCAGCTCATCAGCGGTCTGCCCGTTGCTACTTCATCCACGGTCGGCACAATGTCTGCCGCTGACAAAGCCAAGCTCGACGCCGCTACCGACGCCAACACCGCCAGCGCCATCGTGCGCCGAGATGCGTCAGGGAACTTCACGGCAGGCACGGTCACGGCAGCAACAGTCACCGGACTCAGCACGCCGACCAACCCGACCGACGCTGCCAACAAGAGCTACGTCGATGCCAGTGCCGCAGGACTTACCGTCAAGCAAGCTGCCCGCGTTGCTACCACAGCAAACGTCACTCTCAGTGGTGGAGCACCCAACGTGGTGGATGGCATCACACTCCTCGCCAACGACCGCATCTGCGTCAAGAATCAGTCAACCCTGACTCAAAACGGTATCTACTATGTCGCTACGTTGGGCACGGGATCAAACGGAACTTGGACGCGAACCACTGACGCCGACACCGGAGCCGAGCTTGCCACGGGAACTTACATCTTCGTAACCGCTGGAACCGTCAACGCCAACGCAGCCTTCACGATGGTCACCCAGGGGACAATCGTGATTGGGACGTCAGACATCGTCTGGGCCTTGTTCTCGCAGGTAACCAGCATCGCAGCTTCCAGCATCACGGGGCAGTTAATTTCCAGTCAAATTCAAGACGCGGCAATCGGCACAGCTAAGTTCGCCGCAAGCTTAACCCCTGTGGAGATTCTGGGAACCCTTCCAAGCTCGGGCAACTTTGCGGGACGACAAGTCTTCCTGACCACCGACTCCAAGCTCTACCGCTACACCGGATCGGCCTTCACCGTAGCGGTGCCAACGGTGGATTTGACCGGCCAAATCACGACCACCCAGATCACCGACAACGCCATCACCTCGGCCAAAGTCCTCGCAGGAGCCATCGTGGCTGGCAAAATTAGCGCCAACGCCGTCACTGCCGGGACAATCGACGCCAACGCCGTCACTGCCGGCACCATCTCAGCAGGAGCGGTCAACACGACGGAGCTTGCAGCCAATGCTGTCAACGCCAGCAAGATCGCCGCAGGAGCAGTCACGGTGGGCAAAATTTCAGTCGCTCAGCTCGACGGAATCAGCGCCAACCTTGGCAACATCACAGCTGGAACCTTGACCAGTGTCGATCTGACGGCATCGAGCGGACTCAGCCAAGTCTCAATCACCTCGGCGGGGATGGTCGTGGGCGCTGGGCGCATCACGTTTGCCGCCTCTGGAAGCAATCCGACTGTGCGCGTATACGCTATTGGAGGCACCGACCGCATCGAAATCAACGGCAACAGTACCTCGGGAATACCCGCAGCGATACAAGCCTTCGACGGGACGGGCGTATCCGGCGTAACCATAAGCTCCGCCGGCGTGGTGATGACCAACGCAAAATCCGTCAATTTTGGGGCAGGTTCACGCCTGCAAAAATCTTCTAGCGATTCGTGGACCCCCAAGATGTTCGACGGGAGCCACGACATAGAGTTCCAGTGGGACGGAGCAGACCTCAAAGTCCGCATCGACGGCAGCACCGTCAAAACCATCCAGACCTTTTAACCATGCCTGCCATTCAACGCTACACGCAAAAAGTATTCGGTGGGTCGCTTACCCCGACCGGCAACGTCGCGGTCTACGGCAGCTTGGCCGCAGGTTCGCCAACATACCCCTCGATCACCTCGGACTTGGCGACCATCCAATCTTTGGCAGCTTGGACTACTGGGCTCAACAATGCCGTGATCGGCAACCGCAGCCCCGCGTTGGAAGACCTCAACGGCTTGTTCGTGGTGTTGTCTCAGCAAATTGCCTACCTGCTCCAGAACGGCATCGCCGAATGGGACTCGGGCACGGCCTACTACGTCGGCCAAGCCGTCCGCGTTCCAGGCACCGCTCTGGTCTGCTTCAGCCTCGTAAACAGCAATCTGGCGAACAACCCCGCCACCGACTCGAACAACTGGTGCGCCAGCGGTTCGTCCTATCCGGCAATAGCGGTAACTGCTGTTTCTCAGATCGTCTCGGTAGACGGGGGAGGGCACACCATCAATTTCGACTCTTCAGAGTATGACCCGCAAGGGCGCTACTCAGTTTCAACGTACCGTTACACCGCGCCAGTGCCTGGGGCTTACCGCATCTCGGCTAACCTCCAAGTGGATAACAACACAGGCCAGACCAGCACGATGGAGTTAGCCTGCCGCGCCGTAAAAAACGGTTCCGTAGTCCTTCGCGCCGCTGGCACGTCCGTAGCAAATCCCCCCGGCAGTCGCTGGTATCCGCAACTCAACACCGTCGTAGTCCTTGCCGCCGGCGACACGGTGGAGATCCAGCTTGAGGCCAATGACACGGTGAACTCTGGCACCGTCACCGTCTCCAACTCCGACTGGTCGATCAGCAAACTCCCATGAGCACTGTCCTTGAACAGATCCCCATCCGGCTATCCTTCAGTCCGGTCTCTAATCCGCCCAACGCCCCCATCGACTCCAACACGGGGTTAGCGGCTGCGTGGTGGCGCGGGAATACGGTAGCCTTGCAATGTGGTATCTTTGACTCGCTGGGCGTCAGTGTGAACCTCACGAATGCCACGGCAGTCCAGCTCCTCATCCAAGACACCCCGACGAGCGCCAACGTGCTGCTGAACAAGTCGCTCGTATCCGCCGACATCATTCCGACCATCTCTTCGGCGGGCTGGGCCTCGGGACAACAGCAGCAGTTCACTTTCAACCTGCTCAATGGTGACACCGACTTTGACCTTGGCGGAGCCGAGTCCGCAACCTTCTGGTTGTCGCTGCGGGTCTTCACGGGTGTATCCACGTTCTTGATCTACGGTGCAGGCTACATCACCGTGTTCAATGCGGGAGTCCTGATTCCCGTCCCCAACCCCGAGTTCGTGTCCCTGCATACCCAGACCAACAGCACCGGCAACAGCACGGTGTCCCCGACGGCGGTGGTGCATACCGAGAAGATTACCCTCACGGGTGGAGCCACAGTGCGCAACGTCCTCGTCAGCACGGTGGGCTTGCCAGTAGGGGCTCGCATCGACTTAGCCTTGGTCTTCAGTTGCGCCAACGGGACCACGGTCAACATCTACAACACCTCGACCAGTGGTGCCCTCCTCTTCTCCTTCATCCGCGCCGGCGATGAGCCCAATGCTCTTTTCCGCCTTGTCGCCAATGGCGTAGGCGGCTTCCTCAATGTCGAGCAAGTTATCCCGGCTTTCCCCGCCCTCTGATCCCATGAAACGACTACCTGTTTTCCTCCTCTTGGCATCCACTGCGCTTGGACAGGTCAATGTCCAGAAAGCGTCAGGCACAAACGAGATCAGCGGCTCGTTGGTAGTCGGTAGCGGCAAGACCCTCACTGCCACGGGCAGCGGCATCATTGCGGCTACGTCTGCGCCCGCCTCTGGCATTACTGGTGTTGTCGGGGTTGCCAATGGGGGCACAGGCATCTCCACAACTCCCACAAACGGGCAGTTGCTCATTGGCAACGGCACAGGGTTTACGGCCAGTACGCTGACCGCTGGTTCGGGAATTTCGATTTCTAACAGCGCAGGCGCAGTTACCATCACGGCAACTGACGGCAACATTGCGCTCGACGACGGCACGGCGGCGGCTCCCTCGCTCAACTTTATCAACGACGCCAACACCGGACTTTATCGGCCAACGGCAGACACGGTCGGCATTGTCGGCGGAGGCCACGACATCCTGCGGCTGACTGACGTGGCAAGCGCGACCGACTATCTTGAAATTAAAAATGGCATCGGCGTCGGAAACCCGCTCCACGTTCTTGCCGAGGGTCCGAGCGCGAACATCGGGATGCACTTGCAGCCAAAAGGCAGTGGGCTTCTGACGATTTCGGACGGCACGGATTTCAACAAAGGTATCCGGTTTCGCTCCTCGTCAAGTGCCGCCAGCGCAATCACGCTGCTCGATGCCGTCTCGACTGCGGGGCGCGTCGTGACCCTGCCGGATGCAACAGACACCCTCGTCGGACGCTCAACCACAGACACGTTGACGAATAAAACGCTCGTCGCTCCCGCGCTTGGCACCCCTGCCAGTGGAGTTGCAACCAATCTGACCGGCTTGCCCCTCACGACGGGAGTCACTGGCGTATTGCCAGGGGCAAACGGTGGCACCGGCGTGGCCAACACCGGGAAAACGCTCACCTTGCAAAACTCAGTGGTCTTTGCGGGGGTGAACGGATCGACTTTGAACATCTCCACTGGGGGCACTTTGGGGAGCGCGGCCTTCACCGATGCGAGCGCTTACCAAGCAAACGGAGCGGGCATTACCTCCTTGGCGACCCTTTCAGCCATATCCACCACAGCATTGACAGTTCCAGTGATTCGGTTGTGGATACAAACGTCGGATGGAACCTCGCAGATGTGGGTGCTCAAGACGGGCACCGACGCCACTGATACGGGGAGCGTCCAACGACCCGACGACTACAACGCTTCCACCAATGCTAAAGTCTGGTATCGCGCAGGATAATTTTTACTTATGAGCACCTTCCGACATTCCTCCAGCGGCGCAGCAAAAACGCTCGTTGTCGCCGCTTCGCCCGTCAACTTCGTCGTTGGCGACTTCTCCACCCCCACCGAGCCCTACCTACGGCTCCAAGTGCAGGACAACTCGATCTACGTCACCTATGACGGCACCACCCCGTCTGCTTCCAATGGGGAGATCCTGACTCCAGGTCTGGGGGGCTACTTCCTCAAAAGTGACGTGCTGAATTGGAAGTTCCTGCAAGTGTCTCTCGCGGCTCGGGTCTTTGCCCAGCCTTGCGACAGCATCAGTCCAACCAACTGATAAAACATCATGCTCACCGCAACCGCAGTTGCCTCGCGGGGTTGGCTATTGGACACAGCCTCCTCGGCAAGTCCTTCTCCCTACCCTGTCGTAGTCAATACTGGCATTACCTCGTGGGCACAGCTTGCAGCAGTAACTACGACCACTCTGCCTCTCGCCAGCGTCATTGCCTGGGTCGAAGCATCCACCCTGATCCTGATTGTCACCCAACTCCTTGCAGGGACTGACGCCACAGATACCGCCAACGGAGTTCAGAGACCCAATGATTTCAACTCCTCCACCAATGCCAAGGTGTGGTTCCAAGTTGGCTACGTCCCCTAATTTACCGATGAAAAAAGTCACCCAGTCTCTTCTTGCCCTGATCCTCGCGGTCTTGCCGGTTACCGGCTTCTCCGCTGCGTCCGACGTGCTGTTCTCACAAAAGAACGCATCCAACACCGCTTGGTCGAATGTGGTCGTATCTCCGGTAGCCAACGGGGTAATGAGTTATTCCTCGACCAAGGTGCCGATCAGTTCGTCGCTGTTCACCTTCAACGCAACCACTGGGTTGCTGTATGCGCCTACGGTGAGTGACGCAGGCGGCACCCTCGCCGCGCAGCGCAACGCCCTCGCGCCCGCGCAGGGGTTGTCGTTTGTTGGGGTGAACCCCGCAAACATTTCAATTGCAGCGTTCAGCACGGGAGCGTTTACCGTCGCCGCAACGGT